AACTTCATTACTTTAGCTGTATCAGCTGCATCATTCTCATTATCGGCAGTATTCTGCCATGATAAGGTTATGACACCTTGCTCTTGTTTAGCTTCAGCTTTGTTTGTAAGACCTTTAGGCTGCATCTGACGTGCTCTTTTATCTAACCAATATGATGCCTTATCTCGTCTTAAAACTTCACTGTGCTTCTCTTTAGCATCGTCTGGGAAGGGTTCGTTCCATATATCAGCTATCTGATCCATTAATACTTCTGATTGAGCAGCTCTTGCTCTAGCATATCTTTCATATGCTTCTTCAGTGTCCTGGCAATGCCGCAGCACAGTTCTCCAGGATGGCAAGTGAGTGTCCTTACATATAGATGTTAAGCTCTCACCAGATACAATACGATCTAATACTTCAGTAAATTGTTTTTCTGATAATCGTTCTTTTTTAGGCATATTATTAGCTACCTCTAAAGCTTCTGATTTATTAATAAATACTGTTGATTTAAATCGTTGTTACTAGGACTGACATTTATAAGAAAGGGAGGGAGATCAAAACACCAGCCCTAGATTACAATGTTTAATAACTACCTATAATTATGAGGAGAGGAGAACAGATAGCTATCCAATGTTATATAATTAATAACATTATTCGTATCATTCGCAACATTAAATGACATTCTATGTAAATATATGTTGACAGTATCTGTCATGTATGCAATAACAGTTATGTAAGGTGTTTCTTACAAAACAAAATGGAGATCAAAAATGACAGTAAAAAAAGAAAAAGCAAAGAAAAACTTTCCAGGTTCTTATGATTATAGAGGATTTGAAATATACCTTACTGAAGCTGGTGATAGTTGGTTAATCAAAAGTAATACTACTGGTGATGTTAACGATATCACACACACCTTATGGCAAGGTAAAGAAGTAGTAGATGAATATGTTAGAATAGGAGTAAAATAGATGACTGTTAGTGAAGCTATAATGATTGCTGAAGGTGCTGCTAATGCTGAAGATATCTCTGAAGAGAGGTATCTTAAAGCATGGCAGTTGTTAGTTGATACTGGAGTAGCTTATCAATTACAAGGTTGGTTTGGTAGACAAGCTAATGGTTTAATAGAAGCTGGTGTTATAAATGGGAGGGCTGCATAATGAAAAATAACAATTATAAAATAGTAAGATACTTTCAAAATGCAGAGATAGATAGCCAGGTAATGTATACTGGCTTAACTCTTGAAGAAGCTATAGATCACATTAAAATGCCTTATACTAAAGAGCCTGGTGTATGGTTTGATAGCTACACAAAAGAGATATCACATACTTATTACAGCTCTTTAGATGAAAGGATTGAAGCAAATTATCCCTACAAATAAGATCCACTTATATATTGCAAATTAAAGAGCTCTTACAGGGCTCTTTTTTTTATGATCTAATGTTATTTGTAGTTGGTAGTATAACTTTATAACAGCATCAATAAGCTTCCTTCTTACAGTCCTATGATCTATAGCCATAATCTTTGCTACTCTCTGCCAGTTAGGCCCTCGCTCTCTATATCCAATGCCCTTTTTTTTATCGTTAATAATGGAGCTGTGTGCTACTGCCCAGATAAGCTTTCTGTCATCCAGGTTGATCATAGATGATAGTTCTAATGCTTTATCATAATGATCTATTTGTTTTGCAGATGGTCGTATTGTCGGTTTAGCTCCACTATCCCATCCATAAGCATCCCAGGCTATTTTATGATCAGGCCAATAAGATAGTTTCTGTTTACGGGTAACGGAAGGCATAATTTGTTCTATGTATGCAGCTTCAATAAAAAAATCATACAGTTCTGCTACATCATGTTCGTGGAACAGTTTTGAGACCAAGATGTTTCTCCATTCTAGTTAGCCATATACCTTTTTTTTCATCGGTAAGTTTTGACGCTTGAGAGAGGAGAGTAGCGTATTTATCCCTGGATAGATTTTTATCTAGCTGCTTGAATACTCTCTTCCATCGAAAGTCAAGTGTGCCAATTTTTTGTCGGTTTGATTTTGCTGCTGAGTAATAAGGGTTAAGCTCTCTAGCTACATCCTTTATAATTTTATCAGCTCTAGCTCTGCTATGTATAGCTTGAGAGCTATTTAGATTGCTATGTTCTTTATTTCTATAATTTGTTTTGGTGGGTTTAACAGCCGTTCGGCTATATATAGCACCATCGGTATCATATTTCGTTTTCATTGTAAAGCCCCTCTTCTCTTTGGTGCTGTTTTCGGTAATAGTTTGAAGCTTGTCTAAGCAGTTTGTCCTCATTGGCTCGCATAAAAGTTTGTCGCTCGCTGTTATAACCCAGGTGTTGTCTTGGCGATAATGCTGATGTCCGCAGACAAAACAATTTCCTAGCGGCAGCTCTGTACCTTGCCTTTTTCTTTTCGAGACCTTCTTTCGCATACATTACAAACTCCTAAGTTCGTACCATTTCTTAGCAATGGTAATTGCCACATCTAACCAGGTATAATTAGATATCGCTTTCTTTGCTCTATTCGGGAATTGTGGATTTATTAATGTTCTTGCAACATCAACAGCGGTTACATCTTTTTCTTTTCTTAATCTTTTTAATTCTTCCGTAGCTATTAATAAACTTTCCAAAGCTTCTTCAATTTCCACATCACGCATTTCTGCTGCGTCTTTTGGAAAATGTGCCATCCTTCTCAACATTTTTTCGGATGGATTACTCATTGTTATGCCACTTCTGTTTCTTCAATATTAACCTCTGGTAAATTATAAAAATCATTTGGGGTTACCGATCCCATTGTAAATTCTTGTATGTTCAGCATGATATCTTCTGCTGGCCTTGAAAAATCTTTGTGATCAAAAGGCAAACAATATCTTCTTGCTACCGTTGCGTGTGACACCCCTATCCCATTCGCTAAAACTGAATATGACATTGGCTTTCCACCTCTTAACTTTGTTTTTCTCCAATCCTCTAAACGCAATCTATTCTCCATTAAATGTAATATTTCATAACATATTATGTCTATTTGCTTGACAGATCAAGTCAATGTCATATATTAGTTTGACAGTAGCAGTCAATATGGTATGAATAATAGTCCAACTATAATTTGTATGATTGTTACGAATAATAACAAATTGCAATATAAGGATGTGACATGGAACAGAAGGTAAAATTGAAGACATATGTAAAAGCAAATGATTTTATTAATCAATTAGAAAATCATTCAAACAAAATGGGATTGTTAAAAATGATGATGCAAAAACAAGTAAAAAGGGAAAAGAATAAAATAAATATTCTTCAGTTAGCTGCTAGTAACGAAGGTTTGTCAAATATAGATTTAGCTGAAAAATTACATAAACGCCCAGAAAGTATTTCTCGGCACATGAACGGTAAAACTCAAATATCGGTAGAGGATGCAGAGTTGTATGGTAAGATACTAAATATACCACCAGCTATTTTATTATTTCCACCAGACCCCGTTAAGATTAAAGGTTATGTAAATTTAGGAACAAACCAACAATTAAATGGTGAACCTGCTGAGGTTGATGTTGAAATAATAAAAGAGGAAAGATTTGCTCTTCCCCCAGTTAATCTTCCAAATTGCGAATTATTATTATCCAATGAAGAAGGTTATAAATCTTGGGATAAAGTAATTATGCTAGACACTACCCCTGGTGAGCATTATTTAGAAAAACTTTCCTATGTTAAGTTAACAAAAAAAAGTGCTGATGAACATGGCATAAGACAAATTGGTTTTTATAAACCCTATAAAGAGCCGTTTGGAAAATTATCATTACTTGTACCATTTACAGATAAAGTTTTAAGAAGTGTAGAAGTTGAAGAAATATATCAAATATTTGCTACAATAGATGGTAGGTCTCATAGATCAGTATGGATGATATCTGATGATGATTATCATAAAAAACCATTTGATAAAAAAACATCATTATTATTTAAAACTGATTAAATTAATATGAAAAATGATGTAATTAAGGGAGCTATATGCTCCCTTTTTTATGGCCTAATGCTTGCATAAGTAATAGTTAATGATTGCTAATAACATTTATTATTGACATTCCATGTCAAATCAAGTTATCTTCCAAATCACTTAAAGAAACGGGAGATATCATGGAAGGTAAATTAGCAACACCAGATTGGGCAGCGAATTTAAATTACTTTCATCATAGTAATGTAAAATCTTCACCATTTCATATTCATGTTTTTGATAAATGCTACAAAAGACCTCTTATTAAAAAAGCATGGTCAGTAATAAAACTTTCAGATGATAAAGAGTTAATAAAAGAAGCTTGGCGTACAGTTAGATTGTTAGAAACAAAATCTGCACCAATGCAAGCTGGTACGACAGTTCAAAAATTAGTCGATGCAAAATTAATTTCTGAAGATGATGAAGATTACAAAATAGCAAAAGAAGAATTTTTAGCCTATGAGCCAGTTGAGTGGGATGTAAAGGATAGTTTTAAACATCATTACTATTCTGATCTTATTGAAATTGTAGCGGAGAACGCAATAGCTGGCATCAGAGAGGTGGGCCAGCAGCTCGGATTAAATCAGTTCCTTGGGGAGAAGGAATATTTATTCGAGCTGCCTGGTTGTGCTTTACCATACAGTGGTAGAGAAGATTTTGAGAGCGGTCATATAGAATTAAAAACTGTATGGCCTACTGCTAACCAAAGATCAAAATCAGGATTTTATAAAAAACCATTACCAAAAGAACCATTGGATAGTTGGCTAGGTCAAGTTGCTGGTTATTGGTATGCATCAAAAAAATCACCAACAATCGTTGTTGCCAATGAAGATGACTATGTAATTTTTAATTCTGAAAATTGTTCAAAACTAACTGATGAATATCTGGATCAAGTAATGGGATCAACAATAGTTACTTGTAAGAGAAGAGAAAATATTTTGCGTAATGCAAGAAATGTAAAAGAGTTATTTGAGTTAATAGAGCCTGATTTTAGTGATTGGAGGTGGAACAACATGAACCCTGATCAAAGAGACTTAGCTAAACAATTATGGGGTTACAAATGAGAAAAATTAATTGGGATTGGACACCGCCAAGATGGGCACAATACTTGATGGTTGTCATTGTTGTTTTTGAAGTGTGGGTAATTTTAGGAGTAATAGGATGAGTTACATGGAATTTTTAAGAATTATATTTTTTGGCATGGCTGTAATTTTGTTAGCAGTCTGGATAATTGATATGACGGTGTCGCTATGATGGATGCGCAATTAGAAAAAACTCTTTTTGATTTGTTGCAGCCTACATACAGAAACAAAAGAGAAGAAGCTTTTAAAGATTTTCATGAAAACAATCCTGAAGTCTATGAATTGTTTGATCAGTTTTGCCGAGATTATATTAACAAAGGTAAAACAAAAATATCTGCTGCAATGATTATTAATAGAATTAGATGGGAAAAAGAAGTCATGACAAATGATGATGAATTTAAAATCAATAATAATTATCAGCCATATTATGCAAGAGAGTGGGTAAAAAGAAATCCACAATACAAAAGTTTTTTTAATTTTAAGAAGATTGAGGGAGAAAATGAAAGAGTTATTTAAAACACTATACAATATTGATGTATCAAAATTGCGAGAAAAGAAAGGTAAGTTTGATTATGTTTCTTGGCCCAATGCTTGGAGAATACTTGCGACTTCTGATGCTGTAGAAAGTTTTGAATATAAAACTATAATGGATCAAACTACAGGCCTTCATTACTTTAAAGACCAAGATACTAAAGAAGTTTATATACAAACTGAATTAACTATAAACGGTATGACAATACAATGTCAGTTGCCTGTTACAGATTTAAAAAACATTCCAATTAAAAATCCTCAAATGCATCAAATTATAAACACTGAAAAAAGATGTTTAGTTAAAAACATTGCATTGTTTGGATTAGGTTTAGATTTATGGATCAAGGATGCTTTATCCGATTTAGACCCTAACGAGAAAAGTCAGAGCCATGGTAAAGCAAAAGCTAGCAAAGCTAAACCTCGTTCTGACCAGCGGGAAGCTTCTAAGGAAGGTGTAGAGGTTGATCATTCCTCATCCCAGCCTACCCAGGAAGCTTCCTCAACCATACAACCACCATCATTAGAAAGTTGGAATGATGGATTTGTTGAGCAAGATTTTGGAAGGTGCAATGATTATTGGAAAGACATTATGAATTATTGGGACACATTGGAAAGTCAGGACAGCTTAGTTAAATCCATGAAGGAATATTTTAAGCAGCTAGAAACCACCAATAAAAAATTTAATATTATAGGTAAGAAAGTTACCACTAAATACAAAACTTTATATAAACAATTAGCATAGGAGTTACAATGGCAAAACCCCATTTTTCAAACGGTAAGTTACAATTAAAACAATCAATGAATATGAACGAAGCATATTCAGGAGCATTATGGTTAAATTTAAATGATCCTGAGTTAGAAGCTAAAGTTGTTCATAAATTATCTGAAGCTGGAAATTCTTTAGGCATTAAAATAAGTTCTAAAAATGCAGAAGCTGGTTATCCTGAAATAGCACAGTTTAATTTATTTCCTAACACTGATGCAGTGCAAGCTGCTGGTGATCCTTTTGATGATCCATTGCCTGGTATGGATGAAGATGCAATACCTGGTTTTGACGATCTGTAAGGTATAAAATGTTATGGAAGAAACAGCTCAAAAAAATCTTTTATTATCCGTTCCTCAAGCAGCAGAAGAGCTCTTTGGATCAAGCAGTGAAGGTAACAGGGCCAGAGTTCGGAAGGCTATCAAAGAAGGGTCAATACCAGTTAAACAAATTGGAAAAAGAAGTTATATTACGAGAAGGACAATCACAGAATTTTCTGATGTGGGCAATCCCAGGGGAAATTAGATTTCTAGTTAGAGGTAGTGATGATCAGTTTATTTATTATCGCTACCCAACTAACCCATTTAAGATGAGAAATATTGCAACAAAATTAATAGTTGCTGCTGCTGAAGAAGAAAATGAGTTTTGGAACGATCTTTAGCTAAAAAAAACCGTCATAGAAGCTCATACAGAGCCATTTATATATCGTTGAATACTAATTGATGTCGTATTTATCTTGTGGCATAGAGCTAAGATATGGGCTAATTTCGTCTAGTTCAGGATTTTCTATTAATAATCTATTAACATTATCTGTAGTTTGCTGTAATGCCTTCTTTTTTTCGTGATCTGGTAGCATTTCAAAAAATTCTAGCTCTCTGTTTGTCTGTTCAATGAGCTCAATAATTTCTTTATCAGTTAAACCAAATTGCTTGGCAAAGTTAACCATGTTTAATCTTAGATCATCACAGCCATCATGCTGCGGTTCAAATAATAATTTATCTCCCAGTGATGGCATAATTAATTCCTTTTATAATTTCTGGTGCAAAACGATTTTCTACTGCATAACTTTTGCCAATCATTTGGCAATCAGGTTCAACTTCTTCTAACCACCATCCCGTTGCAGCATCATTAAGAGGTGTAAAAGTTACTATTGATCCATGATTTTCAATTCTAAAATGTGGGTAATCATTGAAACAAGGTTCGCAAGGTTGACTATATTCTCTTTCAAACTTTTCTTCATAATACTCATCCCCTACTTCCTGGAGGATTTTTTCTTCTTCATCCATATACCAATTTTTAGTACCGCCCATTATTAACTCCATGCATTGTTAAATTTATTATGTATTTTTTCATCTCTAGCTGCGTCTTCTAACCAGTGACTATAAATTTTATGAGTTGTATTGATATCAGCATGACCCATAATTGTTGTTACAGTCCAAACCTCATCCTGAAAGTTTTGTAAAAGTTTAGATGCAAAATAATGTCTTAGATCATGCCATCTAAAACCATCAACACCAGATGCTTTTTGAGCTGGTTTTAAAACTTGTCTCATAAAATAATTTGGGCCAAGTATAGTTCCTTGAGCAGTTGAAAAAACTAAATCATTATCTGTAGAAAAATGAGATTTCATTTTCCAGATTTGTAACGCTTCTTTTAATTCTAATCTTAAAGGAATATCTCTAACACCAGCTTTTGTCTTCGGCCCTTTAATCTGATTA